CCTTGTCCCAAGAATTTGTTTTGGCGGCTGGCATCAGCACGTTAAATGGTTCATCACGTTTCATGTCGGCTTAACCCATGCAAAATTTACACTCTCGAATGACCTAAAGGTTATATCATTTTCGTCCAAATAAACAGCCTTAGTACCAACCGATAATCCAAGCGCATATTTTAAATGGAAAGTGCTTTCATATTCTGATGCAACCAAAGCACCAACCGGCGGGGCAAAATCAATCCTTTGCAACCTCTCGTCTATAAACGGAAGCACAGACCGTCTTTTGTATTTCATTGCCAATGCCTCAAACCCAGCAAACTCTCCGTCTGTGTTTAAGTACAAGCCCTCAAGGTCATCACCCCAACCCTTTCCATACATCGCTTTGAAAGCGTTGTTGGTAAAGGTAAAGCAATCATGAACGCCCCAAACGAACTCGCGCCCACGGCATCCATCTATAAATGCGTTTAAGCTTTCTCGCGTCCCCATACGATTTCCTTGTCCTGAATGTCAGCAACATAGGAAAAGAACGTGTCACCACTATGCCGCGCCCGATGGTTTTCATTTGTATATCTGCGGTTACTTGCTTTCTCCAAGCGAACCAGCTTGCTTTCTAACACAAGGCTAATCGTGCTTTCTTGCCCATCATCTGAGATGGACATTGTATTCATTAACCCATCAAAGATAACAACCGTTGCTGATTGCCCCTCAACGCCAAGGTAAATCCTTGCCGGTCTATTTTGATAATGCTCATCGAGCGCCCGCGTGAGGATGGTATCGTTTAACCCGCTAAGGGTAAGCGTCACAGACTTGGCAGATAAATCGGAAGCCTCTTCTAACCCTTGCACCCCAAGGATACTTCCCGCGCCCGTGTAAGTTTCACTATTGATTGTCTTATCACCAAGCCCTGACCAAAGGCGCAAATCCGCTGTGTCAAAGCTTAAGTCTATCGCAATAAACGGCTCAACATCATTAGCGATAAGCGCCGTAAGTAAATTTGCATCAATCGTTCTACTCATACGACCTCCGTGCAGCTAAACGTGATGCCATAAAGGCTGAGCTCATTAGCCGACCATGTAAGATCATTGCTGTCCATGCGGAACACACCCTGCGCAGAAGTTAAATCAACCGCTGTAGAGGTCGTTATAGCGGCCTTGAGGGGCGGCTGTATTGCGCAAGTGCCGTTGCCGGTATTGTCATCAACGATCATGTGCAGCCGCGCATTGGCCCCCGTGTTTAGCTGGATATAGCTGCCCTTGTTTAAAGTCTTGCCAGACCCTAACGTTAAGTTGACAACGCTGTCTCCAATGGCCCCAGAAGCGCCAACGCTTGCAGATGAGGCGGTGCCTCTACGTGTTTTGGCATCTGGATCGCCTAAAAGGAAAGTATTACTACGCCCCTCAAGGGATAAAAAGAAAGCTTGCCACTCAGCCGCCTGATCCCGCTTCATAGGGGGTAAACTAAGCACGGCATACCAAGTCGCCCGCGCATATTTAAAGGTCTGTTGCTTACCCGTAAACGGGCTAGTGGATACCGCAACCCCGCGCCGCATACCCCACTCGCTAGTCGTAAATGCGGGGCTGGAAGGCATAGTTATCAAAGCCATTATGCAAACCCTCTGCCATAGGTGCCGCCGCGCCGCTTTGCATCAAGCACCGCCGCCATCGTGTCCTTCTTAAACTGCGGAAGCATAGTAAGCATTTCAGCTTTTACTGTCTGCGCAACGCCGGTCTCAATGTTAATCGTTTGATTGACCACTGTGCCCACTCCACCACCAAGCGCCCCGCGTGTGTTCTGCCCGTTTAAAATTGTAGAAGCGCCGTTCGGCACAATAAGCTCAGGGCCACGCTCACCAACCAAAGTAGGAACCCCGCGTTGCAATGTGCCCCCGCCAGCCTGTGCCGGTGTGGATGGAAATAATGGGATTGCGTTTAATTTGGTAAACCCAGTTTGCCCGCCGAACATTGCGTTGATAGCGTTGTTGACAACCATAAGCCGAAACAACTGCGCGATCATATCCTTTACGGCTGTCTTAACTAAATCAGTCAGGCTTGACATGCTAAAGCTTGCGCCATCTAGCATATCCCTAAACGAACTCACAACGCCATCGCCAACTTGCATGACACCATCAAGCATCACTTGCATATTACTGGCCAATGACTTTGTCTTATCCTTAAGGTTATCCATAGCAATCGATACCGCGCCCAAAGAAACTTCTTGCGCTTCTTCGCTGGTATCATCATTCATTATTTCTTTAAGCAGCTCTAACGCTTCCTGCAGGGGCACCGCCGCCTCATCCCGCATGTCACTAATTCTTTTCTGCAACCGAGCTATCGCACCATCTAAAACCGAGGCTTCAGTTTGTGCGTCAAAGGCATCTGTTAGGGATTGTTCACCAAGCGACCTAAACTGATCAGCAATTTTGTTCATCCCCGGAACGTTGTTCAAAGACTGAGCGACATCCAGCATGAACATGCCCCAAACGGACTGCATATTTGAAACCACTTCTAACCAACCACGCTCCATTTTCATGGAAAATAATTCCCAATTTTGGTCGAAGTTATCAATCTCATGCATCATCAGCTGCATGGCACCGTTAAAGACGTCTTTCAAAAGCGCCATAGCACCAGCAAATGAACCAGCGTTATTCTTTAATTCAAGGAACTTTGATATAAGCCAAGAAACCCCTGCGAATATAGCTAAGGGCAAGAACCTAAGCATAAGCTTTCCAACTGACTTAAGGGCCACCCCCAATGTCGCAAGGTTAAACGTCAAAACGACAACGGCCTTTTGCATAAATGTCAATCGGCTAACGGCTGTTACCGTGTGCATTTGCAGCGCCGCCATGCTCGCGCTTACGATACTAGACATCCCAGCATAAGCCGCCAACGCAACCTTTCCCAAAACCAGCTTTGCACCCAGCGCAATGACCGCCGCTTGAACCAAAAATATATTGTCAGCAAGCATGTTAATCGCAGGCGCAATCACAGAAGCTATCGCATTTGCAAGCGCCCCTAAGTCCCTGATCACTGGAATGAAAGCGATTGTAAGGTTTTGAAGGGCTTGGACTATCTTAACAAAGCCTTCATTTAAGCCACTTTCCGCAAACTCTCCACGCATCTTGAACATGGCGTCTTGAAACATAGACAGAGCGCCCTGTGTGGTTTTGGCAAATTCTGCCATCGCGCCATCAGACGTTCCTCCCGTGCCAAACGTATCCTGTAAAACCTTGGCTGTTTCACCGGCGCTATAAGAAACACCAGCTTCAAAACCCATAAAGGCGTTCACGCCCTTTTGCTGGAACAAATCTGCAGAGGCCGCACCCGCAGATAGCGCTCGCTGCACGTTTTCTGCTGCCATTTCAAAGGGGATACCAAATTGCGCGGCAATGTTACCCGTGATCTGCATAAGCTCACGCAGTTCGTCAGCATTATTTGCAGCCGCCGCCAAGGAACCTGAGCCAGATTGTATCTGCCCCAAGCTAAAAGGAACGCCCGCCGCGAACTTAGTCATTTGATCGAAAGCTTTGCCGCCCTCATCAACACTGCCAAGAAGCGCGTTCATCTGGACCCGTAAGTTTTCGATGGACATACCAGTTTCAACAGAGGCTTTTATAAAGCTCCCCATTGCCGCCGCACCGCCTAAGCCCGCAAGGGCCGCACCAACCCCACGGAACGAACGCTTCATACGCTCGCCAACGCTTTCACTCTGCTTGGCAACCCTATCAAGGTCACGCTTAAGGTCAGCCATATCCGCTTCAATGCGGACTAAGAGGGTATCAACGGTTGTAGCCATTAGTCTGGATACCTTTCCATCAGTTCTTCTAGCTCACTCTTTGCTAGGGGCGGCGGCTCCCCTCCAGAATGAAACTCTGCAAACCCATCAAGCGCTAGGATAAACTCTTGCAAACTCATGTCCCAAAACTCGCTTGGCGATAGGCCCATTTTGCCGATGCCGGTTTTGATCCAAGTATCCCAAGGAAGTTCTTCTAAGCGCTCGCCGCCTCCTGTTCGTTTCCCTCATTATCATTCCCTGTGATAATAAAGGTAATCACTTCCGCAACCGCTGTCAGCGAACCCGTAAGGCCCGCCTCCCAGACTAGCTTTTGCACATCTTTATCTTTAAGGTCATCGCCGCTTGAGCGCAGAACAGGCGTGAGGAAAGCAACCATATCGGCCGTTGTCATATCCCCGCCTTGCAACGTATTGGCCAGCTTAAGAATGCTTTTGCCTATGCCGACTTCCATCCGCATAATAACATCCATATTGATCTTGCAGTTAAACGTCTGCCCCGCCATCTCTAGGCGTAGCTCTCCGCGTTTTGGGTTTGTCACTCTTGACCTCCATTGCTTCAAAGTGAAAAACCTCACCCCTGTTTAACCAATCGGTCAGGGATGAGGCCTTATAGGTTTTTCCATCTGCCTTAAACGTATCGCCATCCTCCAAACCAGAGGCACAGGGAACGGAAAAGGTGTTTTGCTTACGATGGGCCGAGAAAGTTTGTTCACCGACCTCAACGGACGTATTTTGCCAGCCCATTCATAACTCCTTACGAGAATGCAACCGCGCCAGAACTTTCCAGCGTGATAGAGTAAGTCATCTCACCGTTGTACTCACCAGCGTATTCCAAAGTCGTAATCTGGAACTTGCCTTGGTAGGTGCCAAGGTCAGGCAAAACGATTTCAAAGTTTGGGATGTTTGCCCCGCCGAAAGCGCCCTGCAAAGTTTGCTCTGAGGTTGCGTCAGTGAAAACACCAGAACCAGAAATGGAAACGCTCTCCACGCCCGCATCAGCAAGAAGTTCTCTCGCGTTGGCGCTGTCTTTTGTGGTTACGTCAATCGTTTCTTGGTTAAGGCTGATTGATGTTGAACGCAAACCGCCGACTGTGGTGTAAGTATCAGATGCCGCCGCAGCCGCCGCGCTTGCACCAATTTTAAGTAGTAGGGCTGAACCTTTTTGAGCCGCCATGCTTTATCTCCTTAGCTATCAAACACAACGGCGCGGAACCTCATAACCCCGTGCCGTGTTATACCGTCATTTTCTGCCAGTGTCGTAGCAAACTCTTGCCGCATATTCACCAACGATGCTCCACTCACAGTTATAGCAGAGTTATGCAGCAAAGAATAGACCGATTGCATAATCTCTTTTATCTCACGCCGACCACGATACTGTGACCAAGCGTGAACCGTAAGCGTGTGCTCCACGCCATCTAGCGTTTTGCTGCCATTATTCACGGCGGTTTCTTCGCCAAGAATTACATATGGATAGACCGTTTGCTCAGGAACGTCATCATAAACCGGCACGTTCACAGCCGTTGGGGCCGCTGTAATTGTAAGCTGACCGCCCATGCCGCTGTGATTTGCGCAATAATAATAGAGCGTGTCAGGTGCCCCGTTTGCAACCGTGATTAAACTATAAGAGCCAGCGCTGCCCGCCGTGCCGTAATGCGTGACGCCCGTTGTGTATTGAGAGCCGCCCCCGTGGGTTCCATCGCTAGTGGTTGAAAAGTAAAACGGGTGAGAGCCATTGCTGCCATCATCCTGTTTAAACTTATACGTTGACCCCCGCTTAAGTGTAAGGGTTGGCGTCTGCGCCCCGTCGATGTAAAAAACACCATTTTGAACCGTTACCGTATATTCAACGCTCTCAGTTCCGCTGCCGCCAATGCCGGTGACACTCCCGTTCATGTGAGCGTAAACTGCTTTTTGAAGTTCCCAAGAATGTAACGCCATTACACACCACTCGATTTAAGGCGGGCAAACAAACGAATGATATTCCTACGGTTTGCCTCTAATGCCGGTTGTAAAAATGGCCTGCCTAACGGCATGAACCTTGTGCCGAACTCAAGGTAAGCAGAATAATCCGCACGGCTCTCAACATCTGCGCCTAACCCGTCAGGGTCAATCTGTAAAAATATATTGGATACAAGAAAGCCGGTGTCAGTGTTGGGTGGCTGGCCTTCTGCCGATGCAGTGTGGGTTCTTCTAGGGTTGTACTTTTGGTAGGTTTTACCGCCGCCTGAGCTTCTTTGTATGCTCTGCTTGGCTTCATTCATAACCATCTGCCCACCGGCACCGATGATCTGCTTGAGCTTTGCGTTATACTTAGCCGTGACGCCCTTGGCCTTGCTCTGGCGGGTAACTGTAACACTCGTTTTCACGTTGGCACCCCTTCCTCACAAGAAAGTTCCATATATTTAAAACGGTTGTCCACGTTAATGACGCCGGTAATGTTGAAGGTTCTGGTGGTCGTAACGCCCTCTTGCGCATAGGTCTGCACCAGCCGGTTTTTTGTCGTTACGCCCTTACGATACCTAATGCGGACCTTAAGCTTTGTCACATCACGCATTTGATTGTCGCGCCCAAAAACACTTTCCGCAGAGTTTTCTGGGGTGATGTCAGCATAAACGTCAGCAACCTTAGTCCATGTAAGGGCCGCGCCGCCGCCGCTGTCGGCTGCTCTAGTGGCGCTTTGTATCTGCACCTTATATCGCATTGCCCCGATAGCCATTAGCCGATGCCAGACCGAACTAGGGTGCCATATGGTGACGATCCAAACCGCATGATTTGATATGGCTGTAGAAGCTGGGTCAAAACCTTTGGGGGTTGGGGCGGCGGGAACCGCTCAAAGTCGCCACGGTGTTCATAGATAAAAGCAGTATATTGCAGCATGGCCACCCTAATCGGCTCTGGAACAAGCTGTGGTGTCGCCCCATACCCTGCGTCATAAGTAATCTTTAACCCGTTAGCGGCCCGCAAGCTGGTCGGGTAACTGCCCCCATCACGCAACACAATCCGCGCAGGGCTGCGCACGGTGTCAACGTAATAGTTTGAAGCCGCCCATGTGTGCTCCGTATCATCATCTGTAAAATATTTAATGTGGGCCACACTAATAGCGGGCGCTAACGCAAGCTCAATAAAATTTTGATAGTTGACTATGTTGGGGCCAGTTTTCCAACCTTCCCAAAGCGGCTGCTCCACCTCTGCAAATGCGTCAAGATATTGCGCAACCGTGCGTGTGATAAGTGCCCGACCAGTATAGTTCTCGGCCCATATCCGCGCCGCTAAAACATAGGCCCGCACCTGTGCATCATCGACGTCATCATCAAGGCGTAGGTGCTCACGCGCCTCTATGCGGCTAATAGGCTCAACGGCTGGGCCTGTGACTTCTTCCAAACCTGACATGGCCTATATCCTTTGTCTGCCTACGCTTTTTTCTTTGCGCGGGGCTTTGCCTTTGTTTCTTCTGGGCCTGCGTTGCCTTGAACCTCAATCGCTGCGCCCCTTGCAACCATTCCCTTCGCCAGCGCCTTCTCCCAAGGATTGTCCGTTGGCAATGTTTCACCGGCCATATATTTGCGGGTCTTGGTTCCAGCACTGTTCGTCTGGCCGACCACGCTGCAAATCATTTTATATTCAGCCACCTTATACTCCCTAAGGGTTTCTAATGGGGGCAACGTGCATGAAACGCCGCCCCCTTAGCTTTTATGAAGTTGCGTGTTTTAGAACGCGCATGGCTTCCGCAAGAACAACCTCGCCACCAACACGCTTGCGAGCGATATAGCGCACAAGGCCAGTTGAAGCTTGGCTGTATGGGTCACGCAATACTGACAGCGCAATGCGGTCAACAATCATGTATCCTCTGCGGAAGTCACCGATCAGAACAGATTTTGCGCCAGAAGCGGCATTTGCTACATCAGGGGCTTCCACATATGGAACACCGATGATTGTGTTTGGCGCACCAGCCTGACCAGAGAAACCAGTTTGGAAAATGTACTGGCCCGCTGTGTCTTTCAGCTTACGGATAATGCCCAAAGTTGCGCGGTTAAACATCATCGTAGCGTTAGCCGCATACTCTGACTTCAAGCCGTGAACCAAGTCCATCAGGTTATCGGTAGAGATAGCCGCTGATGCCGCACCTGTGGCGGTGTGAGCAACAACGTTACCGTTGGTGATGCCTGTTGGTTTGTTGGTGCCGTTGCCTACGATGAAGGCATTGCCCTCAGCTTTAGCAAATTGCTCAGCAAACTCTTGGTTCATTTCCGCTTCCATGTTGAACGCGCTGTCCTCTAGCAACTGGCTCGAAATATCGACCAGAGCATAAGCTTCGTGCGTTGCGATGGTTTTTAATGCGGTTGTGTAACCAGTAGTCTCTGAGCGTGTGCCAGTTTCCGCAGTCCAAGCCGCTGCAAAGTTCGCGGTCTTTTGTGGGATCTCAATCTCTTTTGAGTTTGTTTGGCGAATACGCGCAACAGAGCGAACAGGAGAGATTTCTGTCACGATCTTAATGATCTCTGCGACATACTCTTCTGGAGCCAAGTTACCGGCGGTAGCGGCTGTTCCAACAGTCAAAGCTTTGGTTTCTTCTGCGTCCAAGCCCTCTTGGCCTTTGCGCATAAACTTATCCCAAGCTTTCATTGAGAAATCGATTTCCTTTGCTTCAAGGCCAACTGTCGGGCGCTTAAGCATTGTTTCGATCCCATCAAGCTTTTCAGCAAAACCTTCGGCGGTCTTTGCTTGCTGAACTAGCTGTTGGTTTGTGTTCTCAAAGCGATCAAGATCGGCTTCGATTTTTGCAAGCTTGGCCTCAACCATTGGGTCGGCTTCGCCCTTTTTCTCAATCTCTGCAAGGCGCTGTTCATTGGTTGCTTTAAATTCCTCGAAAGCACCGTTGATTCCTTCCAGAAACTTTTTCATATCATTATCGTCCATGATATTTACCCTTTCTGTATGTTAGGATTTTAGGATTTTGGTTAAGCGATCAAGCTCACTAACCAACTCAGAAGGCATTTCCTGTGCCTCAGCATCCCGCTGACCCAGTGCCTTTGCCACGGCTGACGCCGCAACTTTCGCCTCGCTCCTAGAAAGCTCCCCTGCATCCCGCAAGACTTCTTCCCATTCACGGACTGTCCTGTCAGCCTTAACCGCCGAAACCCTAGCTTTGGGGTTCATCGGAAAAGTAACCGCAGAAATTTCCATAAGGTCGACCGACTTTAAATAACGCCGCTTACGCTTGTCATCGTAGTCGTAACCCTTTGCATCGACGCGATAACCAATGGAAAGTCCATCGATTGCGCCCATCTTCATAAGCTCATAAACCTCTCGGCCCCGTTGGGTGCCCATTGCCAAGCGCCCTTTTACCTTTAGGCCACGGCGGTCCTCGATAATCTCATCGAACACCCCAATCGGCTCATCTGGCCTGTGCTGGTAAAGCATCTTTACGGCCCTCGGCCCCTTACGGCCTATCGACTGTGCAAAAGCGCCCTCAACAACCACATCGTTCCCAAGGTCTTTGTTTCCAAAGATCGAGCCGTAACCGCTAAACTCGCCCTTGTCCTCTTGGTCATCCATTGCCTTAATGTCAAACTTGACGTCTAAGGTGCCATCTTCCATCTTGGCCTCTTGCTCAGCGATGTACTCCTCGACATCGATTTGAGTTTCATCATCTGTCATTTTGCTGCCCTCGTTAAATTGGCTGATACAAACGGCGATCCTCTGATCTCTGTTTGGGAACTCTGTTATTATTTTATCATCACTGGCGCAACGCCCAAGGAAGGCATCGCGTGTTTCTCCAGAATGTGGTTTAGGTAAAGGCATCCCCGCCCTCTATCTAAGTTTGTGCCAATCTAGCATATCTAAAAAGGTTTTTGAACCCGTCAAACAAAATCAATAGACTAAACCCGCTGGGGTGGGCTCTGGGTCGGGTAATGGCCTATCATTAACGATGGCATCCACAACGCTCTCTATCGGCGCTGCGCCCCACTCTGCGCCGCTTACAAGGGGCTCTTTGCCAAAGTAGTCTATATAAAGCTGGACCCACTGGTCGTTGTCATCAATCGCTTCAATCCGCTGCCTAAGCTGCACCTTATCCATCTGCATAATCCTTTAATGCTTTCTCAACGAGAGCAATAGTCTTTGGAAAAAGCTTCCGCGCATATTCTAACTGGGCTTTGTCGTTAAGCAAGGAAAAGATATTGGCAAAGGTTTCAATAACATCGTTGTCTCTATCCTGATAATATTTCTTCCCATGCCCCCAAACTTGCATATCGGTATGAAAATATCCTTTTGTGGCAGCGTCCATCATATCAGCGATTGATGTGACACCATCTTTCCCATCTTTTGGTTGCCAGCTTTTATATTTTGTGACCATACCCTTACGCCATCCGCGAGTGTATGTCTTTTCCATTTCTTTATATTCAAACAAATCATCTCTTACTTGTTTTAAAAATTTTATTTTCTCATCTGTCAAAACGACCTGACGTGCGGTTCGCAGCCCCATTAGCTCCACATCTGCCTCAAACGCATCTCTAAATTCCCGCTTGGTACTAAACCATGTCTTACGCGCACGGGTCGCAGTCCCAAGCTCCCAATCAACGTGATGTCCGTACTCATGCTCTGGGACAACCATTTCCAAGCCCGTTTCAAGCCTACTGCCGCCACCATAATAAACACCCTTATCCTTGCCGACTATAATCGTGTTCGGTTTTGGCAACTTCTCAACGACAACCTTTTGTGTCGCGTTTAACCGGCTATCCATCCATTCATTAAAAGCCTTCTTGGTCTTTGCGGTTGCTGGTTTCCCTCTACTGTTGGAATATATATTCGCGCTAAAATCAATCATTGATGGAGGTGGAGTGGCGTCAACCTCGTTACGGCGGCGCCTGCGGCGGCGGCGGGGTGGCTCAACTGTTGGCAATGGCGGCGGGGGCGGCGGCTCAAGCTGGTTATCAACATCATCAAACAGCGCGTCCTCGTCTGTGAAATAAACAGCAATGCACCGACAGTTGATATTGTTAGCTGGGCCACCAGAACCATCGTGCGGATAGGACATATTTACCTCACGCCCGCCGATCCTGATTAAAAACTTTTCGTCTATCTCCACCTCTTGCCCGTTTGCTTGCGCGTGTGCCGTGCGTGTGCGTCCATCGCTTACCGAAACCCAACGCTTTTTCTGGTTTGGTAAGTTAAGCTCACGGGTCGCTGCATCTGTGGCATAAGAGGCGGCGGCGTGTGTTTCTGTCCTAGCTATGGTTGCCGCCCGCGACCTACCGATAACGCCAGAAGTCTTTTCAATGATTAGCTTTGCTGTCTTGTCTACCCCAAGCGCTTCTTTCTCGCCTTGGTTTATTGCCCGCAAGATGCGCCGCTTGGTTGTTGCGGATACGGCCTGCACCTTATCAGCGCCCTCACGCTGGTAATAGGTAAACACCAAGTCACCAAACGGGGTCAGCTTACGACTATCAAAAACCCTGTTGGCAAATGTTTCGATAACATCAGTATAAGTTGCGCGGAATATAGTGCTTACGCGGCCCTCTAAGGGGCGTAGGGCGTCATCAACGCTTTCCCGTGCCTGATACTCCGCTGCCGCCTTTACCCCGAACTCAGCGAATAAGGCATACAACCGGCTTCGCATACTGCGTTCAAACCCCATCCGCAGGCGGTTTACCTCGCGGATCTCTTTGGCAATGGATACGCGCTTGCGGCCTTGCTTGATAAAGATAGGAATGTTCATGCCCCTTTATAGCACCAAAACTTTTTCTTCTCTATACCCGAATAAAAGTAAATAAACTATTTACAGCTAATCTAGCTCACGTTATGAAAGCTTTATTAGCAACCCCAAGGAGGAACCCCAAATGACAGCTTTTACTCAAAAAGAACTCTTAATGCTCGGCACATTTGCCAAAGCTTGCAACGAAACAAACGGTGCAGAAAACCACGCAGAACTTAAGGATGACAACATGTCAGCAATGAACGCTGATGACCTTGGTAAAGAGCTCGGGTGGTCCAAGCAATCTATCGGCGGCGTTATGCAAGCGCTGGCTAAGAAAAACGCAATCTGCGATAGCGGCGAAAGCTCACGCGGCGCAGCATTAAACGACTGGTATCTTAATTCCCTTAACGAAGATGCCTGTGACGCAGCGTTTATCGCCATGCGTGACAATGCACCTGTCGAGCCAACGCCAGCCATCGACTACACCTTAAAAGGCTATCTCGTAGTCATCTCTCCTAAAAAGGAATATGCAAAAGGCGTTTTCCCAAAATATAGCTACCACCTTCTCGCACACTCAAACAACGATGCAAAAAAGCAGGCCAGAGCTTTACTGCGCAACGATGACCCAACCCTTGCAAGCGGCCTCGACTTTGGCCCTCTCAAATACCGCGCCAAGCGGGCCGCATAACCGGCGGGGGCTTCGGCCCCCTTTTTTTTGCCCTTTGAAGAATAATCGGCTGCGCAGTAAATAAACTATTTACAGCTCATCGCGCTCACTGTATTCATACTCACATAGCAACACAGGAGGCCACCATGCCAAGCAAGTCAACACCATCTTTCGCAATGCACATCGCAACAACTGACGAGGGCATGTGCTTAAAAGATTTCACATTGTTCCACGCCTTTAACGAAAATGGCGCATTGGCAATTAAACTTGAGGCCAACAAAGCCATCAACAAAGCCATCGACGATGGTGCCATGAAGGGCGGCGCTTATTGGGCTTACGGCGCAATGAACACTCACCATGAGGACAACCTTATGAAGCAAGCCATGCGCAAGAGCCCCAACAAATTCAAGGCTCAGTATCATGTGCAAGGCGTTAAGGATGACGCCAAAAAAGCCCACACCAAAATCGCAGAAGCGTATTCAGCAATGGAGGCATCGTAATGTCAAACTTCAAGCAAGACCTTATCATCTTTGCGGTTATAGCAACCGCATCCATCGGCTGGATATTTGCAGTCTCTATGGGTTGGGCGTAAATCCCACCCAATCACTCGGCGGCTATGGCCTTGTCCTTAGTCCGCAAAGGGTGGCCCTCTGGCAGTAAGTCAGTGTCAAACTTGCCGCCCTTAAACCTTCCCCGCCTTACCGCAAACAAAAATGAGTTTACTCTGGCATACGCCCATTGATCCGCGCTGCTTACTGTGGGCCTCACGCTGGATGGGTTGGTGTTATAAGCCCCAACGCCCCTGCGGAACACCGCTTCCAGCATACCCTGCGTCACACGCTTACCCTTCTTTTCCCCGTGCTCATCGTTGTGGTCTTTAACCTTTTCAGCCAAACCCTTTTTGACCGCTGCGGATATTGGTGCCTTTTGTTCGCTCTCAAGGTAGGCCATTGGGTGCAGTTCAAAGTCTATGCTTTTATCACGCTCTTTATCCAAAGCCTTTGTCTTGCGGTTGGCCCAAGCTTGTCCCTCATCACCGCCCCAACCTAACCACGCGATCAAGCCGTTGCTTGGCCAGCCATCTTCGCCACGGCGAAAACCCTGCGCCTGTTTATCCACTTCATGGCGGGCAAAAAAGCTTTTCATACGCCGCACCGTATCAGGTGATAAGCGCTCTCGGTCTATAAGCTGGTTTGCGCGGGCTACACCGACCCTAGTCATCCCCCTGCCATATTCCTTCCGCAAGTCTAATGATCGCTGTGCATTCCGTGCCATCGCTTCTGTAGGCTTGGTGTCAACATCGCTTTCGGCTTTGGTGGTTTCAATATCTTGTTCATCCTCTGCCTTATCACGCTCCCTATGCCGCATGTCATCAGGGCTAACATATCTGTCAAGATAATTTCTCTTATCGCCAGTGAGGCTATCGTACTCAGAATGAGTATCACACGGCATAAAAACAACTTCCCCGTCGACCGTGTGCTGATGGGTGCCCACGCAACCTATTTCTTGTGCGCGTTCTGCCGCTTCTGTTCTGGTGGTGTAGGTGTCGGTTCCCACTTTTGACTTGCTTTCAAAATCACCGTAGGCCTCTTTCCCAGCATCCTCAGCATCTTGGCCTTCATCGTCTGCCACTTCTGGGCCACCCAATGGGAATAGGTTTGCAGCAATAAAGACCTCGTCTCCGCCACTGATGGGTTCAAGACCCAATCTCTCGCGAGCTTCATTGCGTGAGATAATTCCGTCTCTAACTGCCGAAGTAACATTCTCATAAATCCTACGTCTCCGCTCTGTCATGGCTGGGATTGCGTCGATGTCATACCTAACCGAAATGTCATCACCAAACGCAGGCACCAACCATTCATTCAAGTCGCTCTCCACACGGCGGGCAAGCGGTATAATCGTTTCCTCGTAGAGCGCCAGCCTTGCCTCTTGGACGTTTGCGTAGGTTTGCGCATCTGGGATGCCGATTAGCTGTGAGGGCACACCAAAGCAAAGAGCAATGTCCTTTGCGGTCATGTTCGCCTGCGCTAAAAAGTCCATGTCCTTTGGCGACATGCCCATCTCTTTCCACTCAAAATCACCCTCTAACAGCATGGGCCTTCCAGCATTGTTTACGCCCTTAAACCTATTGGCTAGATCACTCTGCAACTGGTCACGCTGTCCATCCGTAAGCATCGTGCGGTTGCCTGCATCATCGGAAGGTTTAAATACGATAGCGCCCGATGGCCTTGCGCCGTTAGCGAGGAGCGCGATGTTATGCTTTGAAACCATATTGTTTTGATCGATAGATATTGAAGCTGCGGATAACGGAGACAGCCCAAGGTAATCATCTAAGGGGTTCCAGAATTTAAAGTGCTTCACCTCTGCGCCGCCGGTTTTAGGGTCGGCAGGGTAATTTCTTATGACCTCTTGCCCGATCTTGTATTTGTAAGACTTTGGGATTGCTGTGCTGCTTGGCTCAATCTCTATCCTATCGGGGCGCAATATGTGCAGTTCGTTCGGGATGCCGTTTGCAGTTTGTTGCAATGCGTATGAGTTACCAGACAAAAGGAGGTAAGAATAAAGGCTTTGGAAATACTCAACGCCAGCCTGCAAAGGGTTTGGTCTTTCTAGCAAGCTGATCAGCGGATGGCTGTCTAGCTTAATGTCCCCTTGATAAACGCAGAACGGGATTGCCGCCGCCCCGTTGGCAACCTCATTGACGCAGCGATAGACGATTGCGTTTTCCTTGTAGCCCTCTTGGGCAAAGTTTTTAAAATTATCTTTCTTGCCGCTGGTATAGGTTGGCCCGCTGATATGGACTACCGGCGCTTCCTTGCGCTCAAATGATTGCTGACCTCTGCCCAACAGAAGCGCGATATTGTCTAAGATGCCCATTAGCTTATTCTCCAAACGGCTTGCCCTGATGATCTGCCAAGCTCTGTCAACGCCCAAACCAAAGCATCCAGCCTGTCGGGAGACTTGCGCGATGTTGGGGTGTAGCTGGTCATCTGATCTTCAAGCTCCTTAAATGTTCCACAGTGGAAAACTTTTCCCTGCTCGTATAATGCCGCTATCGGCTCTGCCCGTAAAATTTTACCCCGTGACGCCCTGACCGCCGTATAGGGAACGCTCCTATCTATAGTTCTTATCACTTTTTCCACAAGATCGCCACCGTTATTGACCTCGGCTACTATCCTGTCGGCCCCATAGTGGTGATAAGCTTCCACCGCTTGCCTTGCCCATTGGTCGGGAGAACCGCGCAAACTTAAGTCAGCGAGGACGTAATACTTACCATCAAGCAAACCAGCCACGACAATCCCCGTCTCGTCGCTATCCTCATTGCCCGTAACCGCTGGGTCAATAGCCACGACCACTCGCGTCAGTTGCGGCGCAGAGCCTTCCTGTGCTTTTGCTTTCTCGACCAACCGCCAAGTCCAAAGCGCCCCGTCAATGTCATCAAGCACCTCGGCATAAAGTTCCTGACGCCCCAACCGCGTTCCCTCGTACTTTTCTTTAAGCTGTTGCAAAGCGGCGGGCGCAAGGTTTTCGGCGTTGTCAAAGGTGCTTCCTCTCGTGACTACGGTGCCATCCCGCTTGACCAAGTTCTTTATGATTGGGGTTGGCTTTGGGGTTGTGGTGATAACGCATTGCGGGTTCTGCCCTAGCCGTAAGCCAAACATAAGCTGGTCAAATGTTTCTGGGTATGGCCAAGCCGCAATCTCATCGCACCAAGCTCGGTGGAACTGCGGCCCACGCAAGCGCTCAGGCTCGGTAGCTGCAAAACCTTGTATTATGCTTCCGTTGTAAAGCCTTATCTCCTGCGCAGAGCTATTGTAACCTTGCCCACGGCCTGACAGCAAAAGCTCCCTTGGTAGGTATGACAATATCCCGCTCTCGCCACCAAAGGCCACACGCTTAAGGTCTCCGAATGTTGGCACGACCACAGCGACCCGCACATTCGGGTTCTTTAGCGCGTATAGGGTTGCATCCGTGCCGCCTGTTCTGGTCTTACCCCAGCCCCGCCCAGCGAGTATGAGCCACACGGCCCAATCACCGATAGGCGTAAATTGGCTTTGCCTGCCCGTTTCGATCCAATCACTGTATAAAGTTGCCAGCGCCTTGTGACTTTGCCTCGGCAGCGTCATCCAGTCTGTCAATAATTCTTGCGAGAGAAGGGGGGATGAACTCATCCGTTGTCACCTTGCTAATTTCTGATGCTTCACCGAGGGCAAGTTTGCCCATCTTCTGCGCTTTAAGGCCAGTTTCAACCAAATCCCTAAGCTCAGTAACGCTAACAATATCGGCAGCATTTGAACCTTCGTCACCACGTTCTGCCCTAAACGTTGCATTTACACGCCGCATCACCACCGACAGCGATGCCTTTGCAATGTTTATGGATGCGCTATCCATAGCATCTGCATCTTTTGCCGCCTTAGTGGCCCGATCCTTGTTGACCTTTGCCTGATAGGTAGCCTGCCACTGATTGCGCTGCTCTTGCCACGCTTGATCTTTAGCCCGCCGGTAAACCGTATTCTTTGGAACATCGTGCCGCCGTATAAGCGCGTCCAACGTTGGGTAAACCCTCACACCAGCATTATCTTCGTAGCCCTCAACAAACTCTAAGCGCAGCGTTTCATTTAACTGATCGTCTATAATACCACTCATGACCGTCACCAAATTTTACTTATATGATAACCATTGTAGCAAATCCTTACATAAATATGAAGTGTCTGCTTCCGTAAGAAGTTCGCAGTCCTCTATCTGATCAGAAAACGCCGCCTTTATATTGGCAATTTTAGTTTTGCGGCCCGCTAAAAACTTTTCACTTTGGCTGTCACCCCGTGCAATGTGCCTATCATCTAAGGTTTGCTGAGAAGCGTTAAGGATAATGATCCTTGTTTCATATAGGGTGTTAAGCGCCTCAATGTTTGCTTTGGTAAATAACCTATCACCCTCAAACAGAATGTTGCGGTTTTGCTGGCCAATGTATTTATGGAAGTGCGGGTTTACATTCATGGCAAGCTTATCGGTGCCCAGAAAAAGATCGCCGGTGTTATATATACCTAAGAGCGCAAGGTTACGCTCCTGATCAACGTGCCCGCGCACCAAACCATACTTCAAGCTCCTTGGCTTGTTTAGGTTGCGATATATCTCAGAAACAAGGGTTGTCTTGCCGGTTGCAGGCTCACCACCGATTGCAACACACCTCACGCTTCGGCACCTGTGTTCAAGCCCTTAAGGTCTGCCCTTGTCTTAATGACCTCTAGCTCCTCCTCTGCGCTACCACAGTTCATCATATTCTCGCGGTAATAACAGACTATTGATATGCGCTCATATGGTCCTTTGGCCTTGATAGGAAGGTTGCCGTGAAGCTCATGCACATTAAAAAAGCAAACATCATTGGAACGCACATCGAAGCCCACCCGATAGCGTGGCATACAAGTAAACCCACCTTCATATTTACCGGCCTGCATCACAGCGATATTACCTAGCCCGCCCTTATAATCACCGGCGTCATAGTGCAGTGCTGTCCTAAAGTTTTTATTGACCGTTACCGTTGTAAAAACTGTATCCCCAATAGTGAAATCCTTATGGGTATCTTGCACGACTTTGTTCTGTGCTTCCCAGCGCTCCGGACAGGCTTTTTTAAACTCATCACTGATGCGCTTGATATATGGGTAAGCCTCTTTAAACTGGCCAAAATTCTTTTCAGTCCACGCGGTTTGGCGGCAATAGGGAAACCTTAAAGTTCTGTCAAAGAAGCCAATGATGCCGCTCTTAACCATCTTTGCGCGGTTTTGTTTAGAAACGTAACCGTCACGGGTCTTATTTTTAAACCGCTTCTGCTTTTTATCGCCATCTATCACGCCTTGCCTTACGCTAAGAA